TGTTCTTGAGGAATTAAAGTATTTACCAAGTTTGAAATGTAGTCGTTATGAGTAGTCGAAACTGAAAGCTGTTCCGTAATGCCTGCCGATTTCATGTTCTCTTTTTCTCTCATGAATATCAGATTGTCTTTTGGAGGAATCGATGAAATGTTATACCAGTTAATGTGAACTCCCATGAAAAACCCTGTGTCTGTTTTGGGTTTGAATTCAACAGATCTTAGTTTGCTCAGCATGTTATAGTTTGTCGTGTTATGCTCACTGGTTTGACTTATATCATAATTGATAATTCTACATTTGTAAGGTGGTCTATTAAAATACAACCAGAATGTATAACCACCCGGCAGATTACTGAAGTTTCCAAGATTACCATAGTTTCCAATATGAAGTTGTTTTTTGTCCTTGCATCCTCCAAAACAAACTTTATGACCTTGCGTGTTGAAGGGTCCTAGTGTGTGGACTGTCATATCCTCGTATGTGAAAACGATTTCTCCGCTATTAACTCCCATGTTATCAATGAGAATATCAGCATATCCACCTCCAGCCTGAAAGTGAGGATTATATTTTTTTACATTCCCTTCCTGGTTGATGCGTACATCGAATGGTTCTTCTTCAATGGGTGGTTCAGTTGGGGGTCGTGGAACTGCGGGTGGTCTGGGTTGGGGTTCTGCTTCAAACACGTCTATTTTGCCCTGCGCATAATCATCCAAAAACCTCTTAATATCGTTTATTTTTCCTTCAGGCAGTTTTTCTCTCCAAGAGATAAAGTCTGCGAGGTTCCAACCTGAAGAATGAAGGTGCGGATGATTATTTATTGACACCCACCTCGGTGTGATTACTCGTCCGCCATACTTTCTGTACCATTTGGGGTCACTACCTCGGACCCAAAGAATCCTGTTCTGCACAATACCATATATCCACTGCTTTTTATCACCAGGTATGCCTCTCTCCCCCACGCCTATTCCCCCCTCGGTATAAGTACCAGCAGTGTTGCTTTGATGACCAATGGCTGTGTTGTCTGGGTGGGTATGAGCTTGCAATATGGTTTCAAAAGGACCATTTTCACTATACCTAGTAACGAATGCGAAAGTCCAATTGTCACGGCTAAACCCACCAGTCAAGTCCCACTTGGAGTTTGCATCACCCTCTACGTATGCGAATTTCTGATCGCCCGTGGGCATGTGCATGCTACTTGAGCCGGCTTGAATATTCTGAGCATGCCGTTGACTATTTTCGAAATATTTATCTTCCCACGTTGTTGTATTTTTGTATGTGCTTGCATTAAACCTTTGGTGAATACCGGCAGGGAGAAAACCACCTGCTGGTGGGATTTCGGGATCATGTATAACCAGTGGCACGAATTTGGCACTAGCATCTGGGTCGGGATCTGACTCGTACCATGTAAGTTGCACCTGGTGGAAGCCTGCTGACCAATCTTGTTTACCCCATTCGTGATGAAATGTGACATATTTGACGGGGCCAGTTGTGAACTTCCATTCATTTTGCCAATCTTTATCTTGTTGTCGTTCAAATCCCATGTGCTTTGGTAATACTAATTTCCTTTGAAGGTACGCGTTCCCTTCAAATCTATCTCGGTTGTCTTTGGACCAAGTGTGGCTCAGGCTGGTTTCCTCACCGTATTCACTCAGCAAAACCAGTGCGCCACGATCCCTTCTCATGTCCAATGTCACTGCAACACCATCTTCATAATGCCATGTGATAGACCCACCATTACCAAGTTGGCTTATGTCAATGTTCTTTACGTGCACAATAAGAAATGGATGATCAGGGTATTGTTCATATGTTTTTGATGTATTTTCTACGTCAAATATTTCGGGAGTAGCTGTGTTCGATTTTACTGCATCTGCGACCCATACGGGGTTCATCACGAAAAACTGATCGACCACCGCTTTCCCCTCCTCTACAGCTTCAGTCTCGTTCGCCCCCTGCGTCATCGCGTTCCCTGCTGCCGTCCTCGCCTCCTCTACCACGTCCTCCGGTACTCCACTGGCTCTGGCCACCCGTACCGCCTCATTTTCTGCCCTTGTCTTAGCTGCTGCTGCTGCTGCTGCTTCTTCATCCGCAGCCTTCTCTGCCTCCCACTGATCGACCACCGCTTTCCCCTCCTCTACAGCTTGGATCTCATTCTTTCCCTGCGTCATCGCGTTCCCTGCTGCCACCCTCGCCTCCTCTACCACGTCATCCGGTGCGTTTCTCCTTTTTGCCTCTTGTTTCGCCGCATTCTCTGCCCTGGTTTTAGCTGCTGCTGCTTCTTCCAGAGCCTTCTCTTCCTCCCACTGATCAACCACCGCTTTCGCTGCCAGTGCAGCTTGAGTCTCACCCTCACCCCGCGCCATCGCTAGCCCTGCTGCCACCCTCGCCTCCTCTGCCACGTCATCCGGTGCGTTTCTCTTTTTTGCCTCTTCTCTCGCCGCATTCTCTGCTACTATCTTTGGAGAAGGAGGCCTGACCTTGTATGGTAACCAGGTGAGTTCAATGCCGTCAAAACCACCCCACATTGTTTCCTCATTCGACATCTCAATAGATGTAACACCATTATCAAGGGTTTCAAAAATCCAGCTGTTACCCCCTGGTTTACCCCCCCATGATTTTAAACCTTCTACCTTTTCAAACTTGTACTGTTTTTGTAATCCTGTTATATGCATCAAAGCATCCGAATAATCACCCGGCCCACCTATATTTACATACTGAGCGTGTGATGGGTACATATCTGTTGGGTCGTCCCCATAGGTAAGGTTAAATTCACCGTTCGGTTTTTTGAAATTCATAGTTCCGTTACCTATCATAGTTAAAGTTTCACTGGTGCCATCCTCATATGTCCAAGTTATACTTCCTCCTTCACCTGACCTATATGTATCCACGTGCTCTACTACTACCCTTACATTACCCTTTCTCGAATCCGGATTACTCCGTGAGATAGTACCACTAACGCCCCTATAGCCAGGGTTACCGGACACTCTTTCTATTTTTTCTGTTGTCATTACATTTACTTCAGATAATATTGATTATCACATAAACTTGAATCACGCGTAATTAGTGAAACCACATTATATCCCAATTGAGCATAAATGCTACAAACAACCAAGCCAATAATGGGACCAACAAGATAACACCAACTTTTCTATCGTGCAGTGCCATGATTGCAATTGTGGTTGCAATAATAAGTGCAATCAAAAACATTGCGGCCTTGTGATTATTTAAGCAGTTGCTTGAAAATACGACAGGCCACATTGTGAGAAGAACTATTTGTGCAGCAAATAATTTCTTTATCAAGTTAGATTTGGTTATACTCAAAGAATAACCTGTAAGTAAGTACAAAACTGGCCAGATTAAACCAAAGGCATAAGCTGGTGGTCTTTGTGGCAGATATTTACCAGATTCGTCTCCTACTGGGCAAAAATAAGATGAAGTGAAACCAAGTATTCCGGGCAAAAATAGCTTTTGCAGAAACGTCATATTATGCATATTATCACTTTGCATAAAAAAATATCTATGTATACATATGAAGTCATTTCATGTGTTGGTAAGCAGAAGAAGACCGGGTGATAAACCTGTTTTGAATCTGACTGCTCATGAACAACTGAATAATAATAATAATAAGCAGCAGCACTTCAGACGGTTAACATTTACAAGTGTTCCCCCCAACATGAATAATAACTATAGACTACTGCCAAAACCAAAACCATTTAAACCAAAACCAAGAAAACCAATAAGAAGTCCAAACACTAAAAGCCCTAACTCTAACCCTAAGAGAAGTCCGGCCTCTAAGAGAAGTCCGGCCTTTAAGAGAAGCCCGGTCTCGAAAAAACCGAAATTACCCCGGTAAAGTGTTCACGTCTTGTCCCCCTCCCCCCACATGGAAGTTCCAGATGTGAACCACACGTGGAACCCTTACGCGAAGGAACTACTAACACACTACACGGAATCCTGTGTGATGAACGGAGTTGACAAACGAAAGTGCTACGAGAGTTTGTACACCATAATCGAAGACATGAAAGAACGTCACCAGAAGAGACCATTGGTTCGAGATCTAAGTGTCACTCAGAAGAAGAATTTTTTCGACGACATGAACTACCTTTGTGAACTGCTTCACATTGTTGATAACACATCTTTGCCGGGATGTAAACTGCTCATTGATTTTTTCGTCTTCCTCGAATGTCACAGTGACGCATACAGACTTCGGGTTCTCGCCAGTCGGATCTTTTCAGAGAAGTTCGACCTAACGCCGCCTCCGGTGTCCTTTCATCCTCGAACCTGAATAGTAGCTAGTCAGTTTGGAGATATGTCCAACCACACAGCCATTTTGCGTGTACAGATGAGAGATAACAACCTTTGGATGATGACAACCTTTGGGGCTCATGTGCAAGTTCACCACCACTCTAAGCCTAACCCTACCTGGGGCGACTGCAATGGTGGGTGCGACAACTTTGGATTGCACAAAACTCACTTACTCATGCCTACGGAAAGTGCTCAAACAGAATACGCCAGCTCTTCATGTAATCAGCAAGATAAGGTTATGGGCAAAGACCTCGAGAAGCAATTCGTTGTTTTATACATTCTTGGTGACTCTTATGCGAGAGATGGACCCGAGGGACGAGTTGAAAACTGGGAGGTTCAATCGCATGAGGGTGGATCAATCATCTCAACATGCGGTACAAAACTTGGGATATGCCAAAGAGAGTATATGGTGTTTCACGGTCCCCTTGACAAGAAAACTGTAGCGTATTTGCAAAGCTTTCTCGACCTCTGCAGGGGGCAGGTGTATGAGGACATTACGATGTCGGGACGTACAATCACGATAGTTCGAGAAGATTACAACCATTTATTCAAACAGTTATACGGTTCAGAGGCACTCTTTGTACTGAAGAATACAGAGGAGTCCTTCATTTCCATTTCTAAAAACTTGATTTGTGGGGTACCCGTCATCCATTGTTACCAGGTCGAGGAAACTGGATTGAAGTCAAAAAATACGTACGACGACACCTACTTGAATCCATGCCAGCCCCGCAACCTAGTTGTCGACGAATCAAAACAAGAGCCGATGAAAAATAAAAAGGGCAACAAGAAACACAACAAACATAAAAAGAGCAACAAGAAACACTAAGCACGGACCCCGCGATCCCGCAGTGTAAAAGTCTACCTGAATGATTTAAATCTTGGTTGACAACAACCTGATTTTTTGAATAGCTGCTCAAGTTTTGAACCAATTTCCTCATTTTGTGATGTCACCCAAAGTTTGATAATAGAATGTGCTTCTGAGACAGGAACTACGCAAATTCCCTTCACAACTTCGTCATCAAACATTGATTCACCCATGACAAAACAACAAATTTCATGCATACAATTGACCCAAGAAGATCCCTTTATCACTGTCGACCAACATCCTCCATCTGACCACAATTCAACATCTTGTTCCCACAGTGGTACTAAATCACCTTCCATGAAGAAAATGTTCACGGACCCTGTAAATTTTCTGTGAATATTATTTAGAATTTGCCACATCTCCTTTACATTTGTTATTTTGTAAACTTTAAAAAAACTGCCACTCTTCCAGTCGCTTTTGTTAGATTTCAAATAAAATGACCAGTCTCGGTGTAATGTAAGGGTTTCTGCAATCGCTGCTGACATTTGTCCCTTCTGCCATGGTATAAATGTTTCTTTTAGGTCGAAACGTAAATACTTTAAGACATCATTTAATCGAGTGAAATTTCAGTTTTCGTGACATATCCAAGATCAAGACACAAAAACAGTGGGTTTTCAGTCGATGCCTACGGGATGGGCGCCGGAGGCAGCGCGCTTTGCTTGTCGCGCACCATCTGCTTGAGTTTGTCCGGGTTCATAAGCGACAATTGAGGTCCGGTCGAATACTAGTTGCTAATACTTTTAGGCACTGCCAGGCATCTGCAGATCATCATCATCAAGGGCAATGGATTTCCGTTTTCTGGACTTTTTTTGTAATTCATCCCTGCGCTTATTCACGTCCTTCATGAAATTCTTGAAAATTGGATTATTTATGAAATCAGGCTGCATATTTACAGTCTCGTTCAACCACTGACTCTCACAATCAGCTTGTTCGGGCTTAAATTGAAAAAAATCGGCCTGCTCACATCCAGTTACATGCATCTCCAACTGAAGTTGACCCCGATATGTATCAATATTCTCGCGTTTCAAATTCTTATCGGTGTGTTTGAACACTTTGTATGGACATTTTATCTCGAGAATACGCGGTAAAGCATTTTTCGACAGCACAATTCCATCAGGTGACGCACCCAAAAAGTTATAAACTGGGTGTTTAATCAGTCCAACTTCGCGTACCATGACACCAGGGTGCAACTCTTCGTATTTGCGAATTGCCTGATCCTCATACCTTGTACCATGATCGACACTGTTCTGATCGATTTCCTTTGGTAATTCGTACTTTTGGTATTCAACGTATTTCGATGCGAACTGAGTGAAGATGTCCCATTTCAATACGACATTTTTACCTTGCTGTCGTATTATGGTAGGGTGAAACAGTATGAAGCGAAGTGCTCTGACATCAGCCATTGCGTCATGAGCCTGTCCACAAAGCCTTTCGAAATCCTCATCTTTGTGACCCAGTTCACGAAGAATAGCACAAGTCACATCCTTTAGTTTCATACTTGTCACCTGTTTCACCGATGTCTTTTGACAAACATTCTCATCAATCCATTCTTTGTCGAGTATCTTCATAGGATCTAGACAAAGGTATTTTCTTCCGCGTGGTAGAGCAAGATGGTTCCTTGCAAGCTCCTTTGCCAGCAAACGAAAGTCACTGGAAAAACCGTTGTAGGCTACCAGTATCACAACAGCAGAGCCACTTGTGTTTCTTTGAATAAATGACACAAAGTTTTTCCCAATCGAACTGAAGCGGTCTTTATCTTCTAATTGTTGCTCGGTGATACCGTGAATGCTTGGATTACTCTCATCACCATCACCATCGTTTACAGGAAGATCTATCTTGACCAGCTCATCAAACTCTGATAGAACCCGGCCTGACACGTCAACAAGTTGTACAGATATCTGAATAATATATGTTTCACAACCTCTATTGGTCTCCAGGTCAATCACACAATATGTCACATCCCCTTTCGGCCACTCCACTGAAATTTGGTTCCTGTTCTTTTGTGTCAACGATAATTCTGGTCTCGGTGGCCGTTCACCATCAGATACACCTGCCATTTCGTTCACCAAACGATTATAGTCCACCCATGCATTGTTGCCAAGCACTGCATCCACCCTAGAGCCAGTTAATAGGTGTTTCCGCGCCTCAAACCATTGGTCGGTGCGTTGTTCAACATGCGGCGAGTCGAGGATTTCTGCAATTCGAGGTGTAATCACCCACCCCTGACTTATCAATGTCTCCGAAATGTTGGGAGGCACGTTCTCCTTATCGTCTAACTCATCCTTATTTACACTCCTCAGTGAGCGCGACATCACGGGCTGGTTTTGTGCTGGTCGGTAACACGGGCTGGTCCATCCGTATCCATCCGATAAAAAATACTAGATAAGA